TGCCATCCTGCGCGGCCCGCGCGCAGGTTAAGCGGGCGAGCCGCACGAAGGTGCGCAGGTGCCCCGCAAGCTCCGGCCGGCAGAGGAACCAGATTTCGGCCGCCTCCTCGCCCGGCGCCTCCGGCTCTATGGGGAAGAACCCGGCCGCGGCGACGAGGCGGTGCTCGATTCTGAACGCGACGCTGAGCGATCCGAGCACTTGGAGCACCAGGCCGCGGCGCTGCCAGGGTTTCAGCCCCGCGCGCGTCTCGCGCACGAGCTCGAGGGTCTCCATGATCGGCGCCGGCGTCGAGACGCGGAGCATCAGCGGTTCTGCGGGATGAAGATCGTACCGATCTGCTCTATCACGTCGTATCCGCGGATAGACTTATGTACCGCTCCTGGGGGTAGCGAGATATCAGTCCATGAGGCCCACCAAGCGTTTCCGGTTATCAAGCGGATATTCTTTGGATCTCTGCCGTCGCCCCACCAAAAGTCGGTTGGCCACGCACTACCCTTACGGATAGGTCGCGGGACAACGCCCTCGTGCTTTACGAGGATCATAGACGACGACAAATCCCAGTATTCGCCTAATTGCCTCGGCGACGCCAGCAATACGGACTGGCCGATTTTTGGAAGAGCATCTTCCTCCGATCTCCATTCGATCATTGTATGCATTTTTCTATCCACCTTGAAAATCACACGTTCCAGACGTTGAAGTCGGTCGCCTGGCGCCGGCCCGTGTCGATCGGGATGACGTTACCGGGGCGGCCGGCTTGGGCGGCGCTGTTGATGATGCCGGCGCGGCCGCGCACGCCGAGGACGCCGTACTGCGCCGCCTCGCATGGGTGCGACCATTCATTCTTCACGGGGCGGTCGCCGTAGACGTCGCGGGTGTCCTGACGCTGGCGGGGGAATTTGTACTGGGCGGCCAGGCCGGAGCGGAGCATCCGGCACGACGGGTCGAGGAGCAGACCAGGAAGGCGACCGTCTATCGCCGTCGTCATGGGGATACGCAGGCTGTCCATACGGATGCCGGGTTCCTGCGTCGGCGCCGGCATGATGGGGATGCCGATCGCCCGCGAGATCGTTTCCGCCCACGCAAGTTCACCGGCCTGCCGGTCCGCGCCATAAAAGCCTGCCGGGTCGGCGGTGTGGGCGCCGGGCGGGCACCCGCGGAACCGGGGCTCTTGCAGCACTGGCGCCCACTTCTCAGAGAAGCGGGCCGGGCCGATGCCATGCCCAGGCACAACTTCGGCGTAGAACCGGAGCTGTCCGTTGGGCATCTGTTGAAACAGGATGCCCGCCGGCGACAGGCCCTGATCGTAGCCGGCGTGCAGCGGGAGCTGCGGCACCGGGACGAGGGGCGTCGGCGAGCAGTGCACCGCCTCATGGAATTCGGGGTACACCGGCTTGCCGCTCAGGCTGTACCCGAACCGGCCGTTGACGAAGCGCACCACGTCCCGCTCGGGGAGCAGGCGCGCCATCTCCTCGTAATAGGCCCGCGATACGCCCTGGCGGTTCTCCGCGGCGTCGGAGAGGCCGTCCGGCTGCTGGTGGAGCTGGTAGCCGTCGATCGGCTTCTCGACGAAATCCCGGTAAATCCAGTGGTCGACGTCCGGCGGGTTGAGGTCGGCGAACACCTGGCGCGGGACGAGCGCCTGCGGGTCCTGCAGCATCGAGCGCGGCGGGTTTCGGCCGGTGCGGCCGTACAGGAAGGTCGCGACCCGCTCGTGCAAGAGGTCCGCCTCGTTGATCCAGGCCCATGAGGGTTCGTATCCCTTGAGGAGGTCCTCGATCGCGTGATCGCCGACCGCGTAGAAGTCGACCGTCATCTCGACGAGCTGCCCGCGGGGCGTGCGGAAGGTGATGCGGTGCTTCGCCGGCCGGTCCTGCCCGCCCTCGAAGTGAGAACCGGGGAAGTTGCGCGGGAAGATGCGGAACCAAGTCTCAAGTGTCGTTCGGTAGAGCGTCCGATAATTGTCGCGAACGACGCAACCTAGGGCTCGGATCGTACCGTCTTTGCAGACTGGCATCTGCAGCGTGTTGAGCGCACACTTGACGACGCTCGTCGTGGTCTTGCCCGAGCCCGCCGGCCCCATGATGAAATCGAGCGGCGATTTGCTCTGCAGGTAGGCGGTCGCGACGGGGCCGGGCGTGGTCCATTCCCACAGCGAGACGTCGCCAGCGAGCACGGGGACGTCGGTCATACCCCTGCCCTCGGCGTTCCCGGACCCGCGGCCCGGTTCCGGCTCCCCACACCCGGCCTGGGGGCGATCCAGTTTCGGCCCGTGTGTGAGACCAAGCACCCCTGAGGGGGTGGGCCCGCGCGCGTTTTGGAGGGCGCGCCGGGGCCCCGGCGCGCGCGCGAGGCCCCCGGAGGGGGGGCGCGGCGGCCGGAGCGATGACTTCCGGTCATGCGCCCGCCAGCCCGAAAGCCGTTGCCGGCCAACGCGTTAGCCCGGATCGTGCGACCCTCGACCGTGCGACCCTTCACGGCCCGCCCTCGCTAAGCCCTTGATCCGGCTCGCTTTCGTCTCCCGCGACCGGCGTCAGGTCGATCATGTCTTCGATCGAGAGCGCCCCGCCTCGCGCGACCGCCTCGGCCGCCCCAGGCCGCACGGTGCCGAGCGCCAGGATCGGCACGACCGGATCGCCCTTGTCGTCGGTCGGCGCCAGGCGCGCGTGCACGAAGGGCATCACGGCCTCGAGGCACTGCCGCTTGAAGACGAGCAGCCCCATCACGTCGACGGGGCCGATCGGCAGGCCGGTCGCCGCCGCGGCGGCCTTCAACATGCGGTGTGTGTGGGCCAGATCGCCCGTTCCCATGGCGAACAGGCCCTCGAGCGGGTCCCCGTACCGGCCCATGAGGTAGCCGGCGAGCTGTTGCGTCCGCTTGTTCCGCGCCCCAGGCGGCCGGCCCGGCCCGCGCTTCGCCGGCGGCGGCGCCAGGGGCAGCAGCTCGTCGAGCCGGTCGTTCTCCTCGGCGAGGAGCGGCAGTTGCTCGCCCTCGGCGGCGCGCCGGGCCTCCTCGGCCTCGCGCACCGCAGCGGCGCCGCCGGCCGCGTCGAGAGACGCCTTAACGCCCGGCTTCATGGCATAAACACCTGATATTTAATTGCTTTCCGCCGATCCGGGCACGCTGGCAGGGCGCGGACGCGGTTACAGCCCGGCGCGGATCGGCGCCGCCTGTAACCGTCGAGTAACCGCGCTTTGCTTGGCCCTTCAACAACTTAGCTCCATCGGTTACAGGTTACAGAGTTACAAACAACCCCATACGCACGCGTGTACGCCTGCATATGTCACGCGCGCGCGAAGCGGATGTAACCGCATAACCGCACCCCTAACCCTCTCAGGTTGCTGAGAAATCCGGGTTACAGCCGATGTAACCGCGTCTGTAACCTGTAACCGGCCCGGCGCTGCCATCGGCCACGTCGCAGCCTCGCACGCGCTTGGCCCGTATTAAGTGCGAGGGCGTCGCGCGGCTTCTCAGGCCCGCGACCGCACCGCGAGCCCTCGCGCCGAATTATCCTCCCCCCCTCTGAGGGTCGGGGAAAGGCAGACGACGACGCGCCAGGGTCGGGGCGCGTCGAGGATGTGGATCAGGGGCCGAGCACGAGGATCAGGGTGCGGGCGGCCAGGCGGATGCTCTGTCCGCCTACAGCTCGTCATCCTCGTCAGGGTTCTCCAGACGATGCTTGTAGTCCCTGATCTCGGCGCGGCTCATATACCGCCAGTCCTGCGCGATGTTGGACAGGGGCTCGGCGGCTGCACCTAAAGACGCCACGAGCTTAAGGGGATCGCCCGGAGCATTATTGAACGCAGGTACAACGGTCAGGCCCGCGATCCCGACGACGACTTCGATCTCTGTGCTGTCGGATACGAGATAGATGTCTACCCTGCATTCGGAGCCCTCGGGCATCCGTCCGCTCATCTCAATTGCCATGGCCTTCCCTCCTCAGTTGGGCGGATGCCCCCTCCGTCGAATTCAGCGCCCCTTCGTGGCAAGGGTGCAGGGTAGGAACTGATCGAGGCTGTTGCGCAGGTGTCGAAGCCCTTCCGGGCTGAGCGGCTGCGATATATCCTCGCCGCCATCATCCGACGGTACGTAGTCATAGCCCCGGCTCGAGATGAACCGGCCGCCGCCCGTGTCGAGATCAATTTCCAACTTGCAGCCCCCTAGTCCTATGATGACCTTTGTGTGGCGTGTTTCTTCATTCATCCCTCATCCTCCACCTTCGTAACCGTGTCGAAAGCCTGCATGTCGACGAGCACGCAGCGCGTCGCCACGCGGTTGATCTTCACCACCTGCGCATTGCCCCGGTCGCGGATCACCACGTCTGCCGGCCCCTGTTTCAGGGCGTGCATCCACACGCCGGCGCCCCAGATCGTGCCGGCGAACAGCTTGGTCAGGAGCGGCGACGTCGCCGGGATCGCGAGCGCCGGCCCCGCGCAGACCTTGCCGGGCGCCACCAGGCCGAGGCCGGCGAGCGCCAGGCGCGTGCGCGCCGCATCGAGCGGTTCCGTCGACTTGTTGAGCGTGTCGAGCGGCGTGTGGTTCGCCTCGAGCAGCTCGATGCAGCCGCCCACGGTCGGCTTCTCGCCGCCCTTCCACGCCTCGATCGGGCTCGCGAGCAGGTGCTCGAGGCAGGCCCGCCAGTTGGCCGTACGCTCGCCGCGCTCGGCCGCCGTCGCCTCGGCGATCAGCGGGCCGAGGAGGCCGGGCTCGGTGACGGGCAGGCCGGCCGCCTCCATGCCGGCATCGCCGAGCAGCATGGTCGCGCAGGCGAGCAGCGTGCCGTAGGTGTCCTGCGTGCGCCCGTCGAGGCCGGCGTCGCGCATGGCGTCCTTCCAGCCGTTGAGGGTGCGGGGCCAGTGCTTCCAGCCGTCCATGAGCTGCCGGAGGAACTGGCGGCCGAACGTGTCGATCGCGCCGGGGATTTCCGGCCGGGCGCCGCCCTGCTCGAGCTTGCGCAGGTTGAGCAGCGCCATGCGCGAGCGGTCCTGCGGGCCGAGCGGCGGCGGGTTGATCGCCGAGAAGAAGAACGCATTCCTCGCCTGAAACTCGACGCCCTCGTGCTCGGAGCCGCCGCGGTACATCACGCCGCCGGAGGCCGCGAGCCGCGCCAGGCGCACCACGCCGACCGCCCGGCGGTTGTCCGCGTCCGCCTCGAGCTCGTCGACGGCGACGGGCAGGCAGTCCTGTTTCACCCGCTGGTAGATGCCGGCCGGCGTCGTGTCGGCGGTCGCGTGCAGCGCGTCGCCGATGACCTCCTTGATGATGGCCTGCAGGGTCGATTTGCCCTGCCCGTAATCCCCGGTGATAAACAGCGCCGGCCGCCAGTCGAGGGCGGCGCCGAGGAACGCCGCGCCGATCCATCCGAGCAAGAGGATCGGGTCGAGCAGCGGCCGCTCCCACTTCCACGACTGGAACGCCGCGATGAGGTCGTGCGCCGGGCTCTGCTCGGCCGGCACCGCCTCGCGCCACGGCTCGAGCACCGGCGGCCGGCGCGGGTAGAAGGTGCCGTCGACCTCGCCGGGCCGCGACACCTGCAGCTTGCCGTGGGTCGAGACGCGCCAGAGCCCCTGTCCGGAGTGCCAGACGAGCTCGCCGCTCCCCTTCACGATCCAGGCGCCGCGGCCACGCACCCGGTCGACCGGCGCGAACAGCCCGCGGCTGGACGCCGCCTTGAGCAGGCAGGCACAGGCGTCGTCGACCTCGAGCCCGTTGATGCGCGAGGGTTTGCCGTCCTTCGGCGCCGAGAGCCGCGGCCACGCCCAGGTGAGATAGTTCGGCTGGTGCGCGAACAAGTCGAGGAGGATTTTCTTCCCCCACCGGTTCACGTTGACGGCCCGGAGCTGCCCGAGCGTGTCGACGAAGTAGGTCGTGTCGCCGTCCTTGCCGAGCGGGATCACTGGGCACTCGGGCGGAAGGTGCGAGACCGGACCGCCGGGCCAGCCACCAGGCGGAAAGCCGTGGCGGTTCTCCTCGGCCGGCGGGTCGCTCGGCTGCGCATCGGCGGCGTGCTGCGCCAGGGCATCGGAGAACGCGGCGCGGACGCCCTTGAGACCGGAACGGGATGCCATGGGTCCTGTGCGGCCGGGCCGCTGTCACGAGGGAGGGCGGCCGCCGGCGCACCGGCGGCCGCGATCGGGCTCAGCGGCGGCGCTTCTTCGCCGGCTTCGCCTCCGGTTCCGGCGCCGGGTCCGGCGTCGGCTCCCGGTCGGCCGCCGGCTCGCTCACTCCGGCGTCCTGAGCTGCAGCATCCGCCACCGCCGCAGGCCGATCCGCCTCGCCAGGCGCATCCGCGTCCGTGCCGCCCGCGGCATCGCCGTGATCGCCAGGACCCGCCCCGTCCGGAGCGCCCGCGCCAGCGGCAGGCGGATCAGCCGGAGCAGCTCCCGCCGGTCCGCCGGCAGCATCGGGCCGGGCCTCGCCAGCGGGTGCCGCATCCTGCGCATCGCGCGCGTCCTCCTCATCGATGACGGGATCGGCGGCGGGCTCGGCCGGCGGGCGGCCGCCGCTCTCCGGCGCGTTGCGGTCGCCCTGCGGATCGTCGACGCCGCCCGGCCGGGCCGGCTCCGCGGCGACGCTCGAGAGAGCCGCCGCGTCCTTCGCGGCCTGGGCCAGGTCGCCGGCGATCGGCGTGAACCCCGCGTCGCCGTCGAAGC